CCGGCGACACGTGGATCAATGGTCATCTCTTGCTTGGAATCCAAGGACAGCTTCATCACTGTGTCATGTCTATCGGTATTAGCGAATGGTGACGATGACATCAATTTAGTAGTACACGGACCCTCGATGACGGGAGGTCGTGAATAACCAAACAGTGACGCTGCTTGCCCTACTCCGGAAGCAACCATTTGAGTGGCCCGCGCGTAGGGGCCTATGGCAGGGAGATTCGAAAGCCAGCCAGCTCCTGCAGCAATAGCTGAAGCAGGCTTACTTATGATTCCCATACCATATTCATCTGATTTGGAAGACTTGTTCGTGGACATGGTCTTCTTCTTCTTTCCGGATGACATTTGTTTAGACTGCGAGTCAAGTGCAGTTGGGGTCGTCAGAACAATGTCCGAGGCCCACGCATATACAGTGATGCTGGCTGCACCAGCTAATCCTGAAGCGTGTTCCAACGGATTCAAGTCCGACAACGAAATTTCGCCCATATCATCCCACTCGGAATTGGGGATGCTCATGTAATTCTTCGGGAACATAAATGGTAGGTCCATAGTTCCACCCTCATTGGTAGTAGGGTTTAACAAGAGTTTTGGGCGCTGGGAGCGAAGGATGAAATCTGAGAAAAGAAAGTTGCTCAACGGTATCTGGTTAGACGTGGCTAATGGTTCATACGAGACCATCACCCGTCCATACAAAAACGAGTTACCATTGATGACAAACTTGACATGAAGCTTACAAGACAAATTGTTATAGAAACGTATTTTATCTGCTATTGTCGGATTCTCAAAAAATAACTTCCATGGGTTGAAAGTATCATTGACAGCTGGACTAGTAGTATTGTCCCAGGTCGTTTCGTAAATCCTGGTTGGTCTCGCAAGAAACGAGGCCAAACCTGAATCTTCGACTTGAACTGTGTCGAATGTAGCATCCTTGCTACCTTTAATGGTCACTCCGTACCCTGGATCCAAATCTGTAAAAGAAGTGATCTGGTGTTGTCCGGTTTCACCTTCGGACGCCACCGCGGGTTCGGAGTGAGATTCCAGGGGTTTATCCTCCCCTAGTAGGAGTTCCAATTTGCCAAACATCTTATCGATGCGGTCCGCTCGACCTTTTAATTGGCGTAATTCCATACGAAGCTGGGTTACTTCCTCGAGAACAAGGAGGTATTGCTTCTTCACCAGTGGGTTGTCGTGCAGAGCCCACTTTATCATTTGTAAATCATCAAAACTTTGGGTGATACATATATTAAAACACGTGCTGTTGCATCAAAAATGCACGTGAGTCCTCTTCTTTTCAAAATTGCGGCATTGTCATCTACACGGAGGGAGAGTTGGTAAAACCCCCCGTGCATTGTCTAAATAACCGACTAAAGTTGGTCTCGAAGGTACCGAGCTTTATAACGCTCAAGGTACGCATCGAAATCATATCCCAGCAACGACAAGTCGTAGCGCAGGTTATGATCATCTGCAATCAGGCCCACTTTCTTCCGCCAATCCTCATACGACTCGCGACCGTGATTGAACATTTCTCTGATGGAATTGTCCAGATTCACAATCGCCGCCGCATCAGGTGGCAGAGTAGAACTGGCACTGCAATGCAGGGATTTGACAATGGACTTAATGTCAAGCGCTCCCATCCACATCTCCAACTCTTTGTTGAAAACTGGTTTGCGCTTGAGAAAGTCCACCTCTTCAAGAGAAACAAAATCGGGCGCGTTCTCCGATTTGTCTGCCGGGGTGTACTTGATATCAACTTCTTCAAAAGCTGCCTTAATGGTGTTAAAGGTCATCTTATCTTGAATCTCGGGCATTGGGGCACCCAAGCTATCATCTCCATACGTAGTCAGGCGGTACACGTCACTGAATCGTTGGTTTGATGCGCCACATATACGTCTGTACACGCATCGATGATACAAGCTGTTCACAAGGCTGTTGACATAAACAGTCATGTTCTGTCCCGAAGGATTAGAACCAGATAACTGCAGCAATGCCCCATGGTACGCAACCACTGGGTTCATCACTTCATTTGCCAACATGGACATCATACGAAGATCCTCCTTGCTGTAATCAAGACAGCGCTCAGCCAGGTTCGCCATAACCTGGAAAGCGGCTCCCATTGCATCAGCAGAGATTCCAATGTCAAACTTAGAGAAATCTCCGGCAATGAGCTTCGTGTCCTTGCTGGGGGCTAAATGACGAATAAGCTCGTCAAAGTCCGGCCCGGAAGCATTAATTCCAACAGCACACTCAGACACCAACGGGAAAGTTGATAATAGAGCTGCCACTGGAAGAAAATACATTCGCAGCAAGATTTGAAGCACAATAGGAGCACAAGTGAAAATCCTCACCTTGTCGTTCTCAGACCCATCGTCTTTATACAACTTGGTGATCTCATCCTTGATCTGTGCCTTGTAGGTGGCATTGATCCGAAACCCGGCTAGTAAAGCTTCTTTCGCCTTAAAGACAGCTTCCCACACCCAGGGCTGGAAATCAATAATCTCACCGTTTTCATCCAATATACAGAACTTGCTCTTAGGACCTTTGAA